TACGAGAACAAGCAGATCACTGTGATCACCGATGTCAGGTATCCCAATGAAGCCCACTTTATCCGAAGCAGGGGCGTTCTGGTGAACGTAGAGAGAGACACAGGGCTGCAGGATTCACACAGCTCAGAGAACGCCCTGAAAGCCTTTGATGGCTACGATTACACAATCAACAATAACGAGGGCTTGGAGGATCTGAAACAGAAAGTGCAAAAGTTGTTTTGTGAAATCGACGCTATTGCCTAGAGTGGCTGTGTTGACTGCGGTCTGAAGAGGTTCCGATTGTCGGTTGACATATCTGTGTGGCCGTCCCCTTTTTCTGAGGGGGCGGCTTTTTTTATGTCTCCAGAAGATCAAGCAACAGCATTCAGTCAGGATCTGGCTGCATTGATAGACAGGTACGCTCAAGAGTTTGAGCTGAATTACGCAACGATTATCGGCGTGCTGGCTATGCACCAGACAATTTTGTCACTGGACGCAGTCGCTGCCGGAGATGCGGATTAGATAAATGCACAGAGAGAAATTAAACGCCAGCGTCCTGCAGGATCTGGCAGATCGCAGCCTCTGGGACACTCGTCAGAGGATGTTTTACGAGATGAGGCATCACGGTCTTCGTCGCAAGACGAAGCCGTGGCCAACTGCCTCAGATGTTCACTTTCCGCTGAGTGACTCAATCATCGAGAAACTCAAGCCCCATTATTTTCAGCAGCTATTCGCTACTGATCTGGTAGCCAGTTTTATCCCCAACAGCCCACAGGTTGCAGAGCTAACCACTGCGGCAGCGCAGTGGTTTGATCACCGGCTCAAGCAGAAGAGCAATCTGGAGACTGAGATCCTCACTGTGATCGACAGCACACTGGTGAGTGGTACGGGGTTGATGAAAGTGATTTGGAATCACCACAAGAAGTGTTTAGATTACTACGCTGTAGATCCTCAGCATCTAATTATTCCACCCAACACTAGGAGCTTGGAGACGGCTGACAGGATCACACAGGTGAGCACCTACACAGTGGAGGCTTACAAGCGTAACAAGACTCTGGATCAGGATCCTGAAGTGCTGGAGCAGATCATTGGCAGCTACGATGAGGAAGCTGGTGATTTGACAACCAGAGAAATTAAGTACCAGAGAGAAGGCTTAACCTTCGACAGCAAGGGCCGGATTATCGTCTGGGAAGTTTACTATCGCTGTGAGGAATCAGGGGAGTGGAGGATCTGCACCTACTCACCTACACAGCCGGATCTGGATCTGCGTCCTGTGATGAAGATCCCGTACAACCACGGCAAACCTCCCTTTGTCGCTTTCCCTTACGAGATTAAGGATGCCGGCTATTACAGCAGCCGGGGAGTGGTGGAACAGGTGGCAATATTTGAGGCACAGCTTTGCAAGCTGCTGAACGAGAAGAATGACGCAATGACTCTTTTCAATCAGCCTCTGTACCGTACCAGCAGAGAGATCCCCAACGCCGGCAATATCCGAATGTCACCGGGGCAGATCCTGCCCTACGACATCCAGCCGGTAGCCCAGCAATCCCCTCCAATCAGCTTTGATCAGCAGATGAACCTGATGCGGGAGATAGCCCAGCAAAGGATCAGCACGCCGGACTTTGGTCTAAACCAGACGCTCGCCTTCCCAGAACGCAGAACAGCCACAGAGGTCGAGGCAGTAAGCAATCTTTCACAGCAAAGCACAGACTTGAGGATGCGGATCTTTCGCATTGCCTTGGGCAAATTGTACCGGATGAGCTGGAGCTTGCTTCAGCAGTACGATTCTACAGATCTAAACTACTGGTATCTGGACACTGCACAGGAAGTACCACAGGAGGCACTGGGGCAGAACTATGCGATCCAGCCAACTGGATCCGCTGACGGGGTTAATAAAACCTTTCTGTTTAACAAGGCAATGCAACGCCTGCAGATGTTCAACAATGATCCATTTATCAATCAGAGCCAACTCAGGAAGTCGGTGCTGGAAGCTGATGACGCGACACTGGTCAAGAGACTCTTTCAGGATCCAGATATCCAAGCGTCTGATCAGGCTGAACAGCAGGCCGAAGAGATCGGCATACTGAGGCTGGGCTTCCCGGCACAGGTCAAGCCGGCTGATGATGATCTGGTGCATATCCAGACGGTGATGCAGTACATCCAACAGAGAGCTGCAGAGGGGGCAGCACCTGAGCCGATAGAAGGGCAGATGCTACAGCAACATTTGGCTGCACACGTTACGCAATTGAAGGAGAAGGATTCCAAAGCCGGCAGAGAGATTGAGCGGGATCTAAGCGAGTTTTTTGAGCAAGCCGCTCAAGCAGCAAATGAAGCGACTAACACAGATGTGGAGAACGCTCAGGGCGTTCAACAGAAACAACGGATACCCGCAACCCCCGGAGTGGGGTGATCAGGATACTGAAGCACTAAGAGCTTTCTTCAGTTCCTCCACAGGGGTGAAGTTAAAAGGTTCACTTTTACAGTTGCACCTGCATCAGATGGAGAGACTAATTTCGAGCAGCAAGTCAAACCTGCGTTATGAAGCAGGTTGGGCTGGAGGATTTAAGGGTGCTCTTGCATCTATCGACGGGCTAATGGTGAGACAACCAGAAAAGGCTCCGGTAGCTGAGGGAGTGACAGACGATTTAGGTTGGCTGTTGAACCCTAGAAAGATCTAAAAATTTATGTCTGACACAGGTACAGTACAAGCTGGTGAGGTAGAAATCACACGCGATCAGCTATTAGGGCAGCTCTCTGAAATAGACGGCAACGCCCCCGCGAGTGACACTGCGAGCACCCCAACCTCTGACAACGCAGCAGAGGAACCAACTAGCGAGACGGTCAACGTAGAAGACAAAGCCAAGGGAGAAGCTACTGAGGCACAGGATGCGCCAGAAGAGCCTTCTGAGGAAAAACCAAAGTCGAAGTATACCAGAGCTAAGAAGAGCCAAGAAAGGGCTAGTAAGAGCTGGAAGGAAGTAAACGCTGCTAAAGAGGAATTGAAGGCAGAGCAAGCAAAGTTGGCCGAAGAACGTCAACAGCTTGAAGCTAAAAAAGCAGATGCGTTTTCAGATATTCAGCAACGTAAGGAAGCCGCACAATTTACCCCAGATGACTACGAGCAAATAGCGAAGGAGTACCGGGAGGAAGGACGCGATGACCTTGCAGAGTTAGCACTACAGAAAGCTCAGACAGCTAGGGATACGATACAGCAGCAGGAGGTTCTCAATGCACAGAGAACCGTTATGGAGCAATGGGAGTCAAACTTGAGTCAGCAGGTGAAGGACAATCCTGAACTGAAGAATCAAGACTCCGAACTGTACCAATACACTTCTGAACTGCTTGATCGTAAGAAGATTTTGGCAACCTACCCAGAGGGCATCAACGATGCAGTGGAAGCTGCTAAGGCGTTTCTTAAAGCGAAGAAAGCCGATGACTTGGAGGTCGAAGTGAATCGTCTCAAGAAAGAGAACGAGGAGCTGAACGGCAAACTACAAATAAACGGAACAACCGTTGACCAATCGGGTAGATTGGAATCCTTTAACGATATGACAGCAGAACGCCAAAGAAGCGAACTGCTGAAAATAGTCAAGGATCACGATCAACGGGGTGCAGCTATAAACTTATAAATAGAATAGAACAATGGCAGGAATTACAGATACCTCAAGTGCTGGAATTAGTGACAGCTTACAAAGGTACTTTTCAAAAGAACTACTCAAGCAGATAGTTCAAAACATCGTTCTGGAACAGTTCGCTAAAAAGGCAAACCTTCCAGAAAAAGCGGGAAAAAACTCAGTGCGTTTTTTCAGTTATGTTGAACCAGAAACCAGCAACATTAAAGGTCTTACCGAAGGTGACGGACACAGCTCAGGCACAGCTTGGGCCAAAGGTGCGTACAAGGAATTGACGCTTAATAAAGTTGACGTTGATCTTCAGCAATACGGTCAAGTGATTGGAATTTCTGATCTTTTAACCGCACAGGCTCTCTTTGATCACCTTGAGCAGGCTACCACTGTCAACGGTCAGGATGCAGCTCTGCACTTGGACACCAAAATCGCTTACACCTTGGGTGATGACACTTCTATCACTACAGGAACTGCGATGACGGCAAACAAGATCGAACGATTCGCAGGTGCTTCAGCTTACTACGCTGCAGCCCCAACCTCTTCGCAGGTGATGACGGGCTTGGAGTTGCTGGACACAGCTACGGCTCTGAAGGTCAACAACGCTCCGGCTACTAATGGCTATTACACTGCCGTTGCTGATCCGCGAGTGTTGCGTGATTTGCAGAATGATTCTGATTGGATCAGCTCACGCCACTACGGCGATCCTGATGCAATTATGAAGGGTGAAGTTGGTCGCTATGCAGGTATTCGCTGCATCGAGACAACCAACGCCTATCAGACTGAGCACGGTGCATATTCTGGTGGGACAATCGCCAAGCGAGTCACCTACAACGCATCCGGCGGGGTTTACTCCACGTTTGTGTTTGGTGATCAAGCCTTCGGCACTGTGGATCTGGCTTCTCAGAGTCCTTACGCTCCGAAGATGCAGATCGCTC